TATGGGTATACGATGTATTTAAAGAAATATTTTTACAGTCAGAATATACATTAGTTTCAAACTTTGTAGAAACAGATATGTTTAAGAGATTGTTGTTTGCCTTACCTAATTTTAAGTATAATAATCCTGATGTTAGATATGATGCTAATTCTCTACAAGGTAGGTTTAATGCAAATCGTAGTGCAAATTCTGCTAGAGTTTTTAATAATAACAATAATCCTAAAACTACATCTTTTACAAATAGTGCTGAAGCATTAGTATTTGATGAGGTTATATATCCTTATGGAACAACAGCAGGTAGTGGTGGTGGTACAGGTGGTTTTAATACACCTTTAAATGGTGGTAATGCTTATAATACTGGACAAGATATATGGTATGCACCAGAATATGGAAGATATGATATAAAGCTAGAAAATTGGTCAATGAATTTTAAAGATTTTTATAACACACCAAATTCAGGAACTTTTAATAGTATGGACTTGTTGTTTAAATATGTTAGGGTACAGGTACAAAAACTAACAGTAGGTCAAACACATTGGCAAGATTTAGGTTTTGCAGAAGGTGCAGTAGACTTGGCATTGTCAGCAGGAGGAACACAGGGTAGTGGTGGTTCAGGTTCTTTAATAGACTATACAGCAGAAATAGATTCTTTTGAAATAGCACAGTATTTAAACAAAGGAGATCAAGTTAGACTTCATGTAAAAGTTTTAGCAGAGCCAGTTACAAGTGGTTCTTCTTTTACAGGTACTATTACAGGTACATATCAATTATTTGCTCAACACAATACTAACATAGAAGCTAGAAATGGTATTTATGATATAGCTTTCCAACCTGACTTTACACAATATGGACAAACATTTGATTTAAAAAATGTCATTAATAAAGACTATAAACAAATAGATTTTATTAAAGGTGTTGCTCATGCTTTTAATCTACAATTCACTTCTGATGAAGCATCTAAAACTATTTACATAGAACCATTTGACACTTTTTATCAGCCATTGTCTGAAGCTATAGATTGGACAGATAAATTAGATATTGGTCAAGAAATACAAGATAAGTGGCTAAATGTAGATATAAAAAGAGATGTGGTTTTTAAATACAAAACAGATAGCAATGATGAAAAAGTTAGACAAAGAAGTATAGATTACTTTAAAGAAATAGAAGATGAGTACCCATATTTTGAAACATTATCTGATGAGTTTGAAAGAGGTACATCTACTTTTGAAAACCCATTTTTTGCAGGTACTTTTAATGCAAAAGATTTAGATACATCGCCAAATTCTTTTACACCACCATACATATCTTGCTTGTGGCAAGAAAAAGAAGAGAAGGGTTTTATATCACCAAATGATTATGCTAGACCAGATAAAGGTTTTGAGTTTTTGCCTAGACTTTTATATTGGAAAAACTATACTGCAAGTGGATTGAATTTTGATACTGGTAAAATTGCAACAGCACAGTTATGGACAGGTAAAACAGAAACTATAGCAGCAAATTTAGGTTTATCAGGCACTAATGTATTGTCTGATAGATACCCACAAGCAACATCTGTAAATAGAGATGACAGTACAAGTCCTATTTTAACATATGGTAATGTCTATGTAAGAGATTTTGATGATGTTAATGATACTTATAGTGCATATGAGTATGGTAAAGGTTTATACGAAACGTATTATAAGCAAATGATTGAAATGTATAAATACAATCCAAGAGTAAGAGTAGCAAATCTTAATTTAAAGATTAGTGATATAGCTAATTTAGATTTTAGAAAGTTAATTTATTTAGATGGTGTATATTGGAGAATAAATAAGATTTCAGATTATATGCCACAATCTAACTCTACAACAAAGGTAGAGCTAATAGAGTTTCCTCTTTTAGGTGATTTTGCTGCATCTATACCAACTGTAAACTCTAATGATGGTAGTTGGTCAAATAGTCCAACATCTTTTAATATTTATGAATTTTAATTATGTCTAAAGTAAAAGAAGAAATAACAAATAGTGGTGTGCCAAATAGAAGTGGTTTAGAGGTTTATATGACTGTAACTATAAACTCTCAAGAATTTCTAATACCAATTGTAGCTGAAGATAAGTTTGGCAATGCACATAAAGTTTTAAGAAGAAATTTAAATAACAAAGTGTCAAGCTAATGAAACTTAAACACACTACAAGAAAGTTAAATGATTTTGGTCGTACTTTAATTTTAGCATTAAGAAAAGAATTAAAACAACAACAACATATTGCATCTGGTAATTTATTAAGAAGTTTTAAATCACCAAAAGCTAAAAATGGAGTGCTAAATATAACCTCATCTGTAGCTTATTGGAAAGCTGTAAATAACCCAAAATTTGCTAAAAAATATAATTATAGTGAATTGTTAAGGTGGGTAAAATTAAAAAGAATACCAGTATCTGCAGTAGGTAGAATACTTAATAAATTAAAAAATAAAGGTTATGGTAAACCTTATGTTTATTGGTCTGAAGGTAACACAATAGAAAGAACAGACTTTGCAGGTATAGTAGCAAGAAAAAACAAAGAAAAGATAGCACAAGAATTAGCACCATCTATTGGTGTTGATGTAGCTTTAATGATTAGTGAGCAAATTAAAAAAAATACAAATGCTAAAGTAGTAGAACAATTTTAAGACAAAAAATTATGGCAACAAATACAGAAAAGATAGTAGTACAGGTAGTCGTTAAAGGACAAAAAGATTTACAAAATTTAGAAGGTACGACTAAAAAAGCTACAAAAGGTGTAGGTGGTTTGGTAAAACAATATGGTCTTTTAACTGCAGGTGTTGCAGGTGCTGTACAAGCATTTAGAACTGTCAATAAAATGGCTGCTAGTGTTATAAGAACATTTAAAGACTTTGAGTTTCAAATGGCTAAAGTTAGAGCAATTACTGGATCAACTGACAATCAAATACAAGCTCTTAGTGATACTGCACAAGAATTAGGTAGAACTACTTTCTTTACTGCATCTCAAGTTGCAGAACTACAGACTAATTTTGGTAAACTAGGTTTTACAACAAGTGAAATATTAGCTGCACAAGAAGCTACATTACAATTGGCAACAGCTACAGAATCAGATTTAGCTAGAGCAGCTATAGTAGCAGGTGCTGCTGTAAGAGGTTTTGGTTTAAATGCAACTGAAACACAAAGAGTGGTTGATGTAATGGCTACATCATTTACAAGTTCTGCTTTAGATTTAGAAAAGTTTCAAACATCTATGACTAAAGTTGCACCTATTGCTGCTAATGCAAATATTAGTTTAGAAGCAACAACAGCAATAATGGGAACACTAACAGATGCAGGTATTGAAGCATCTATTGCAGGTACATCTTTAAGAAATATATTCTTAAAAATGCAAGACCCAACATCTGAATTAACAAAAAAAATAGGTTTTACTGTTAACAGTACAAAAGATTTATTTAAAGCTATTAATATACTAAACAATTCTAATCTTAAAAATTCTGAAATACAACAGGTAGTCGACAAAAGACAAGTAGCTGCTTTTACAACTATCCTTAAAGGTGCAGACTCTATTGAACATTTACATAATTTAAACATGACTGCTTCTGGTTCTGCACAAGAAATGGCAGACATTGTGGGTGATAATTTAGAAGGTGCTTTTAAAAGATTAACTTCTGCTGTAGAAGGTCTTTCTATTGTAATTTTTGAAAGTTTTGTGGGTAAAACATTACAAGCATTTATAGATAAAGGTGCAGAAGTTTTAAATACATTGACTTTGTTAATAGAAGGTTTTGAAAATCAAAATGAAAAGATTGCTGCTACTGCTGCTATGTACAAAAACCAAACAATAGAATTTACAAATTTAATTAATAGATATGATGATCTAAATTCTATAACAAATAGAAATGCAGAAGAAAATGAAGAGTTAGAAGGTATTTTAAAAACTTTACAAGAAGAAATAGGTGATACTGTAATATCTATTGATGCAGAAACAGACTCTTTAATATTAAATAGAGATGCTTTACAAGATGTAATTGCAAAAACTGCTTTACTAGCTGATACTGAAGCATTAAAATTAGTCCATAAAATACAAAATATAGATAAAGAAATAGAAGCAGAGCAAAAATTAAATAATGAATTACAAGACACAGCAGACACATTAAGCACTACTTCAACTAATTTTATTTCTGTTGCAGATGCTACAAATCAAAGCACACAAGCATTTGATGCTTTTGGAAATGCTATACAATCTGCAAATGACCAGTCTACAGATTTAGAAGATACACAGGCAGACTTAGCAGTTAGTGATATAAAACTTGCAGAAGCACAAGAAAGAAAAGCAGAAATAGTTGCTTTACTAACAGAAAGAGGTTGGGATCAATTAGAAATAGAAAGACTGCTTACTGAACAATCAAAAATTAGAAAAAAAGTTGATAAACCTGATGAAGCAGGTGAAGATGTAGATGGAGATGCAGAAAAAGAAAGTATATTTTCTTTAATAAAAATTGAAAATTTAAAGGCAGAATTAGAGCTACAAGCCAAAATATTAGAAGATAAAAAGAATTTATTAAATTTTGAAAAAGATTTTGCTGCTACAAAAATAAGTTTATTAGAAAACATATTACAAAATTCTACTTTAACTGCAGAAGAAGAAATGAAAGTTCAAAAAATGTTAAATGATTTGAAAATTCAAGGTCTTAAAGATGATGCAAAATCAAGTAAAGAACAAATAGCTAATATGGAATCTATTGGTAAACAACTTATAATGGTTGGTGAACAAGAAAAAGAATTGATAGGTTTAAAAAGGATTGGTATAAAAATATCACAAGCAGCAGCAGTTGCAAAAAGTGCTGAAGCTGCAATTGATGCTGTAAGAGCTGTTACAAGTGCAGCAGCAGATTCACCATGGTATTTAAAAGTTATAAATATTCTTGCTGTTTTAGCTGCAGTAACATCTGGTGTTGCTAATGCAAGGTCTTTAATGTCAGACAAGTTTGCAAATGGTGGTATGGTTTATGGAAATTCTCATGCACAAGGTGGTGAGAAGTTTGCAGTAGGTGGTAGAGTAGTAGAGTTAGAAGGTGGTGAAGCAGTTATAAATAAACGTAGTACATCTATGTTTAGAAATCAATTATCTGCAATGAATGCAGCAGGTGGTGGAGTGAAGTTTGCTGATGGTGGTTTAATGAATATGCCATCGTTTGCACAATCACAATTTAGCGCAACAAGTCAAGCAGGTATGATGGGTGCAATAGGACAAGGAGGAAGGGTAGTAGTAGTAGAATCAGATATTTCTACTGTACAAAATACTGTTTCAGTTATAGAAGCAGAAGCAACAATTTAAAATTAAACAAATGTTTGTTAATAAAAAAACAAAGTTAGAAAGATTATCTATTTGTAAAAAATGTACTTTTTACAGAAATTTTTTGATGCTTAAAAAACCAGTAATAAATTGGGGATCAAGATGTGCTAAATGTTCTTGTTTTCTAGATGCAAAGACATCTCTCTCTGCAGACTGGTATGGTAAGTGTCCAGAAGGCAAATGGTAATTAAAATAACAATATGAATTTACAAGAAATAGCTAAATCTGTTGATAAGACAGACAGAGAGCTTATGATAAAAGCTGTTGAAGAAAACAGAAGTTACAAAGCAAATTTTAGCCAACACAAAGGAGAATGCATAAACAATATGTATAGTTTGTGGCATAAATATTTTCCTACACAAAAACAAGACATAAATTGTTCATCATGTAGAAATGCAGTCGTAAAGTTCTGGAACACAATGTGTGAGGTATGGCTAACAGAAAACACTAAGAAAAAAAAGAATGTCAAAAAGACAAAATAAAGTAGATGTAGTTTTTGATTATTTAGAGTTATTAGATATTGAAATTTCTAAAAGGTTCGGTGAAACTGCCACACCTAAAGATATTTTAAAACACTTAGTAGAGAGGGGTATGGTAGAACCTAAGCGACTAAGAAACTATATGATTATAGCAGACTTTGACAGAAGGTTATCTTTTAATAAAGGCAACAGAACACACACCTTTATGGACTTATCACATAAATATAAGATAAGTGAAAGTCAGGCACAAAATATAGTATATAAATACAGAAAAAAATCAAGAGCATCTGAGAATATCTCTTACTAAAAGTTTTTTCCACAAATTAGGTAGATAAAGTGTCAATTAGATTCTAATTTTGCAGGTATGAATAAGAAATGGTTTAATATACAAGGAAAAGCAACAGATGCTGTTGCAGAGGTTTACATCTTTGATGAGATTGGTGCTTATGGTATTACTGCACAAGACTTTATTTCTGAGATGAAAGAGTACAAAGATACTCCTGTTAATTTACGAATCAACTGTATTGGTGGTGATGTATTTGATGGGATGGCAATGTACAACGTAATAAAAAAGAGAGAAGCAAAAACTACTGCTTATATTGAGGGTATAGCTGCTAGTATGGGTAGTGTTATAGCTTTAGCTGCTGATGAAGTTGTCATGGCTGAAAATTCTCTTTTTATGATACACAATGCTTGGGGTGGTGCAATGGGTGAAGCTGAAGATATGAGAAAGACTGCATCTATCTTAGAAAAGATTAGTGGTGAAATTGCTAATATTTACGAGAGAAAAACAAGATTGTCGTTAAATAGAATTGTTGAAATGATGGATAAAGAAACTTGGCTAAATGCTGCTGAAGCATATGAGTTAGGTTTTATTGATCTTATTTCTGATTCTATTAAAGTAGCAGCTAAGTATGATGTTTCTAAATTCAAAAACATTACTACTGAACAAATACATAATAAATTAAATATTAACGTAAATAACAAAAAAATGACTGAAGAGTTAAAAAATTGGTTTAACAACAAAGTTGATGAAATTGTAAATTCTGTAAAAGGAGCTGACAACAAATCAGAAGATGTTGTAACTGAGGTTAATGTTATGCTTTCAGATAATGAAGAAATATCAAACAAATTATCTTCTTTTGAAGCAAGTGTAACTGACTTAAATGGAAAAATTGTTTCTCTAGAAGAAGAATTAACTTCTACTAAAGGAGAAAACGAAACTCTTTCTACTGAAATAGAAAGATTAAATGCTTTATTAAACAAAGCAGATGCTAAAGGTACTGAAGTAGTTACTGATGGTGATCCTGCTGTGGTTGAAAATAAAACTGTTGATGCTAATGCAGGGTTTTACAATGCAATGGCAGAAAGAGTTAGAGCAAAATTTAATAATTAATAATCAAAAAATAAATAAAAATGGCAAACGTAGCAAATAATAGTATAGCAGCAACTTATAGTGGTGCTAACTTAAATGAAATCTTTTATGAGCCAGTATTTAGAAGTGATGATTTAATGCGAAACTACAGAGTTATACCTAATGTGAAGCATAAAATGAACGTATACACTTCTGCTGCTCTAACAAAAATAGTACAACCATATACAGCTTGTTCAGCAACAAGTGGTTCTACTCAATTTAACATTGATGACAAAGTAATTACTGCAGGTAGATGTAGAGTTGCTTTAGAGCAATGTACTGATGAGTTCTTTGGAACTTACATTGAGGAAATGTATAGAAGTGGTGTAGATGTAATGAATTTAGAAGGTACTCAATTAGCTGATGCAATTGTAAATCGTGCAGTTAAGGGTATTGGACAAGATGTAGTAAGATTAGCTTGGGGTGGTGATTCTGCTACTGCAAACTATACTGCATTTGATGGATGGATGAAGTTAATGGGTGCAGATGCAACTGTATTAGCAGCTAGAACTGAATATGCAGGTGTAGAAGCAGCTCCAACAGCAGCAGATGCAATTGGTCTACTTAGAAATATGTATGACACAGCTCCTGCAAACTTACAACAAGTTCCTGCATCTGATAAGAAGATGTTTGTAACTCCAAAAATCTTTAATGCTTACTTAGCAAACTTAGAAGGTTCTTCTGCAGATTTAGCTATTGTAAACACAGTAGATGGTTACACAAGAGTTAGCTTTAGAGGTGTACAAGTTGTACCTATGTATGAGTGGGACACTATCTTAGCTGATACAAACCCTACTATCTTTGAAAAAGGAGGTACTAACTATACTAATGGTGCTTGTTACTGTGCAGTAGAGAACTTAATCTTAGGTTCTGATGTAACTGATCCAGAAGGTTCATTTAAAGTATTCTATGATGATTTAGAAGAAAAAATGTTCTTTAGAGGTTACTTTAAGTTAGGTGTACAATTCTTGTACTCTTCACTTGTACAATGGGGAATCATTGAGTAATAACAATAATGTAGATAGAGAGAGTGTAAAAGCTCTCTCTTATTTACCTTTTAATAATTTATAAAAAATAATAATAATATGGCTATAGATACAGGTTTAGGTGTTACTTGTGCAGATTTACAAGCAACAGGTGGTATTAAGCAAATTCTTCTAAGATCATGGGCTCCTACAGATGCAGTAGTTTATGGTAATGCAGCAGGTGAGCATGACATTGACAGTATACTTACTGGTGGTTCTCCTGCAGCTTGGTTTGTTTTTGAATTTAAAAACGAAACTCCTGCAATGACTATAAATGCAACTAAAGAAAATGGCTCAACAGCTTTTGAATGTGGTTTATCATTTATGCTACCAAAATTAGACAATACAAAATTTGCAGAATTACAAGCATTATTAGATACTTGTATGATGGGAATTGCTATTGATACTAATGATAATGCAATGGTTTTAGGTGTTAGTGAAAAATATGCAAACGAAGATGTACCTTCAAAAAATCAAACATTCTTGAATTTAGCAAGTATGGAAGGTGGTACAGGTGCAGCTTATTCAGATGAGAATGGTATTACAGTTAGCTTAATGGCTAGACAGTTTGAGTTACCTAGAAAATATATAGGAACAATTACTGTTGATACATCAGCTTTAACTGCAACTACTGCAGCTTAATAATAATTAGATACATAATAGGTGGAAACTGAGGTTTTGTAAATCCTATTAATATCTTTTTTTAATATGTGTGATTGCAACAAAAAAATTGTAGATTTATCACACTTAAAAATTTATACAATTATGGCAACATACAAAGCAAAATTATCTTCTGGAACAACTTACAAAGGAGATTTTAGTATTTCTTGGGCAAAAGCTACACAAGAAGAATTGGCTTATGCTTATGAAGAAGCAGGTTTAAGTAATTTAATAGAAAAAATAACAAAAACAAAAGATGAGTCAGAAAAAACAAGCAAGAAAAAGTCAAGTAAGAAAACAGACTCAACAAAAGAGTAATACTTTTGAGTTTGGTGTTTTTGATTTAGCAGTACCACAAAGTGTAGAAGAACCACAAGATATATCAAGGGTACTTACTAAGTATATCCCTTTTGGTAACAACAATTTATTTCCACAATATTTAGCAGAGCTAAAACGTAAATCATCTACACATAGAAGTGTACTTGCACAAAAGACTGTATTTACAAGTGGTGCTAAGTTTGTTACAAGCAATCAAGAAATACAAGCATACATAAAAGATGTAAATGCTAACAA